ATGTACATGGTGAACGCGAGTACCGTGCAGGTCAATCTCCCGCAGGCAGCAAGCGCTCAGCAGGACACGCGCCCGCACATCATCTCCATCACGGTGACGGAGGACGGAAAAATCCTATTTGACCGCGATGATGAGCCTACTCGTGAGCTCACAGCGAAGGTCAAGGCACAGCTGGAATCCGATCCCGAGACGGTCTTCGTCGTGCGCGGAGATAAGAAGGCGGATTACCAGTACGTTGTCGCCGTGTTTGATGCGCTCAAGGAAGCGGGGACACGTCATGTGTCCATTGCGACGGAGACGGGAGGGGTCTGAGTGCACTATCAGACACATTGGCGTCTTGCCTTTGTCCTCGCGTTCTTCTTCCACCTCGTCGTATGGCTTGTACTGATGCTTGTTATCCCGCATGTGTTTCGGATGTTGGAGCCTCCGCCGCAGGAGACCCCGATGGAATGGGTCGATGTTGCGGATGATATGGGGACGCCCGAGGAAGATCAGCAGGAGGAACAGCCACCTCCGCCGCCTCCGCCTCCCTCGGAACCCGCTGCGGTTGAGGAGGAGCCTGCCGTTGTTGAGGCAGAGGTACCCGAGGAAGCCATCACGGAGATTATGAAGGAAGTCGAAGAGACGAAGGATGCCCCGAAAGAAGATAATGTCCTTCGCTCCGGCGAGGGCAAGCAGATCGGTCAGCCGGGCAAGATCCTGCATGCCGAGCAGCCGCCCTATGGCATGATCAACTTCAAGGGGCGCATCGCAGTATCGGCACGTATTGGCACGGATGGCAAGGTCATTCGCACGCACATTATGATTTCCTCAGGCAACGAGTACTATGACCTTACAGCGCGCCGCATTGTTGAGAGGCGGTGGAAATTCGAGCCTGCGAAGGATATGAATGGGCAGCCGATGGAATCTGATATGCAGTGTCCTGTTTACTTCAATATGAAGCCGACACGCAAGATTAAATAGTGCTGCATTATATTTGGTGGTGCATTCGGTGAAGAAACAGAGCCGTATCTTCATAGGCCTCTTGCTCTTAATCGGCAGCATGATATTTCCGGTTTATACTACGGAGGCTTCCGTAAAGAGCGCTGTTCCGTGTGCTCGTGTTCCGGAAATGCTCACGGATACAGGGAAGATCAAAGTTTGGGCAAGTGTATTGCTCCAAGCAGATGCGGATGGAAACGTGAGTGTTTCGGAACTAAAACAGGGGACAGGAAATCCGCAGATGGATGATTCCGTGCTTGAAATTTTCCGGAGTATTAAGCAAGAAGAGTATCGTTCTTATTTCTCTGCTGCGTTTGATGAACAAGGAAAGCTGAAAGCCGAGATTAATTGGTCTGTTTCTTTTATTATCTCGTATAAAGACGCAAAGAATCGACCTGCGACATCTGCAAAACTGGTGGAACAGGTGCAGCCATACGAAGATGCTCCTGCCTATAAGCCGCTTTGGACACTGATTTTTGCTTCGCTTGATGCAACGGGGAAGGTCATTGATGCTAGAACCGACCGTCTAAGCTCCGGCAACGAGGCGTATAATCAGATGGCAGCCGAGCTGATAAAGAAAAAATGGAAGTTTGAGCCTGCGCGCGATGCAGCTGGGAATCCTGTCCCGGATGAATTTGCCTGCATCGTATACTTCGGTCATGTCAGAGATCCATTCCGTAATATGCCCTAGATTCAATAATATATCTATGTAAGGAGGAGTAACGATGAAGATGAGTAAGAGAACGCTCGCGATTGCGGCAGCTGTGCTTTTTGCAGCGAATGCAGGCATCTCGCAGGCATACGCAGCAGATGTCCAGCGGCCCGCAGCAGCGGCAGAAGCGGCTCAGCAGATGGGCCAGCCGGGCCAGTGGTCGGACGTGAGGGCGCGTGCGGCGTCCTCGAGGGCGACGACGACTAGCCCGAGGGCGACGAGGGCCGCCGACGGGCCTTCCACGCCCCACCAGCCCCGCCACGCCGACGGTGCGCCGATAGCGCACCCGGACAGGGTGGTCAGGCATCCCACGGTGACGTCCCACGGCTGGATCCGGGGCGCCCCCAGGATGAGGGCGACGGCTACGGCAATGAGCACGTAGGTCGCCGCCATCATCGCTGAGATCGCCCTGGGCTCGTGGAGAGTCCCCCACAGTCGGCGGCCCACGCCCATCAGGCGGCCTCGTGCCGGGGCTGGTAGTGCTCCCGGGTCTCGCCACCGGGGGTGACGATACCGGCCCAGGCGAGGACGCTCACGCCGCCGATCTTGACGTGTGAGAGGACCTCGTAGCCGGCCCAGGCGAAGCCGAGGAACTTGCCGACCTGGGCGGCCAGGACGTCAGCCTGGAGCGGGTAGGCGCTGAGCGCCCAGGCGCCCACGGTGAGGACGACGGCGGCCCCCACGACGAGGGCGACGCGACGCCCACGCGTCCAGTAGGGGCGGTCCAGGGTTGCCTGAATGAGGGGCCACAGGGTGCCCAGGACGACGGTAGTGACAAACGGGTCAGAGAAGAGTGCCTTCACGGCTAGTCCTTTCGGTAGATGGTCACCAGAGGCGGCCGGAGCCGGCCCTGGAGTTGTTGAGGGCGCGCTGGAGCGCCCCGATCGTTGCCGGGCCGGCCTCCCCGTCCACCCAGTCCTCGTAGCCCCACCCCGCAGGCAGGTACTCCTTGTGCCAGGCGATGATGAGGTACTGCAGCGTGCGCCACGTGTCCGGTCCGAGCACGCCATCGACGTCGAGCGCAGGCGAGTCATTCAGGGCGGTCTGCGTGTCCGCCGGGACGACCGAGTTCAGGAACGCCTGGAGCCGCTCGATGGCGGGGCTGCCGTCGTCGTCGAGCTCGCCGTCAATCGGCGTGCCCATCACCTGCTGAAAGCGGGCGATGGTCGCGGGGCCCAGGTCGCCGTCACAGACAAGCTCGCCCTGGCCGTCCGACTTGTTCCACTTGCCGGTGTAGGGGCTTGCCTGCGCCGCGGGAGCGGCCGGAGCGGAGGCGGCGACATGACCGCCGCCGATCATCGCGTCCCAGGCGCTGCGGTCGCGCAGGCGATCCAGGTCGAGGTGGCTGCTGTAGCCGGGCAAATAGCCGTCCTCGGTGTACTGGTGAACCAGCGCACCGCCTCCCCAGTAGGGGACGTTCGGGATGGGCGGGTCGCTGTACGCCTGCCCGTAGTCTGAGTAGTCCGGGCCGCCGGCTACCCACAGCGGGAAGCGCGCGGCCACGGCCGACCAGTCGTAGGAGTTCAGGACGTTCTGGTAGGTGTAGAAGCCCGGGGTGGAGCCGGTCTCTGCGGCCACCTGGTTCAGGAACGCCAGCGCGGGGCCGGGGCCGAGCCCGACGGCGTCGGCCTCCCAGTCCAGCCAGAACGTCGCCCTTCCCGCGTATCCCTTGGCGCGGTCGAGGAAGTAACGGGCCTGCTCGCCCGCGTCCTCGTCGTTGGCGAAGTGGTAGAGGCCCAACCTCTTGCCCGCGGCCAGCGTCGCCTCCGCCTGGACACGCCAGAACGGATTCTCGTAGCCCGTCCCCTCCGTCACCTTGACGATCACGAAATCGCACCAGATCGCGGCAATGTGGAGCCCCGCCTGGTGGCTGGAGATGTCGATGCCGTGAGCGTGCGCCGGGGCGGCCTGAGGAGCTGGGGTCGCCGGGGCCGGCCCAGGTGCTGATGCCTTGCCCTTCGCGAACTCGGGCCACTGCTGGAAGAACTTCGCCTCGTTGAAGCGGTGGCAGGACGTCCACCGGCCGGCCTGAGTGTGTGGGTGCGTGGAGTAGCGGGCGGTCCGCGTCTCCTGGCCCGTCTGGTCGCCGAGGTAGCCGTCGATGCTGTTGTCCTCGGCGATCCACGCTTCCGACTCGAGCGGGTCATAGCCGTCCTCGACGATGACGATGACGTGCCCGACGCCGCCCTCATTCGCTGCGGACAAGACGATGTCGCCTGCCTTGAATCCGCCGTCGGGGGTCAGGTTCTCGTTCTCCCAGTTGACCTCATCGAAGCCGCGAGCTTCGAGCCCCTGCCGGAGATTCCCGGTCCAGAAGTCATTGATTTCGAGGAGGGCAGGGTGTCCCCACGGGACGCCGTAGGTGTCGTGGAGGCCGTAGCAGACCGCGCCTGCTGCGAGGCTGGAGCAATCGGCATTCTGCGGGGAGGAGCAGTGCCCCTCCCAGTCGGCGTTCGCGAACCAGGTGCGTCGATCTGGCTGCGAATAACCGACGGGCTCGACGTCGCAGATGCGGCGTGCGATCCGGGCGGTGACTGTCCCGACGCTCACAGGACGCCTCCGTTCTGCTGCTCCCAGCCGGCGGCGAAGTTGATCGGCCCGGCCTTGAACGGGTTCAGCCAGGCGCGGGCGATGTTCTTGTAGGTCTTGCCATCGACGTTCAGGAGTTCGCCGGGGCCGATCATCGCGTCGCGCTGGAGGCCCTTGATGTCCTTCGCCTCTGTTGGGGCGTACTCGATGTATGTGTCGATTCGCTTGTCGACTTCCGCCTTGCAGTCGTGCAGGAATCTCCGCTTGTCCTGCTCGGTGTTGACGATGGTGGCGAGCTTGTCGAAATCGGCGTCGCCCATCATCTTAATGTCGTGCTCATTGTAGTTGACCACTACTGCATTCCCTTCGGTGTTGAAGTTGCGATGAGACCGGAATAGCGCTTGTCGTCGGTAAAACTGAAAGTCCCACCGACTCCCTGCCCTCCGACGAATCCACCCCTAATCCTGGGGGCTTGGCCCGCGGGAACTATCGCCATCACGTTCGCGGTGATGGTGGTCCCGAAAGTCTGGACCGGGAAACGCGCGTAGGCGTACCGGTCCATGATCGCCGCATATATGTCAATGACTCCATTGCGGACGATCCCGAAGCACGTCCAGGAAACCTGAACAAGCCGGTCATACGGGCGGACACCAAGATCAATGGTGGCGACGTCGGTGGTTTGATTGCTGTTGAGATGCCACGTGTAAGAAGCGCCGATACCGGCTTCGGCAGCCTGCACCTCATTCACCGGGGTTATAACCCAACGGCCGCCATTCTTACTGCCGTCCGACCGGTAGAGGACACCTGAGACGTCCAGGTAGGCGGGGTGCGCGGCCGTCGGCGGGTGACCTGCGGCCTCGGCGCGACTGAGGATTTCCCGGGCCTGAGCCACGGACTGGGCCGGGAAGATCACCCCGGCGACGTCGAAAGCCTTCGACCATGCGGACAGTAGGTCGTCCCCCGCCTCGGGGATTGGGATCCCCTTCCAGTGATTGGTGGGCATTCTGGTTCTCCTTACTTGCTGTAGTCAACGGCGATCTGGATGTTCGTGTCCCAATACCCGTACGATGCGTTCCCTTGGGTCTCGAACGTGATCCCTCGGTAGATGCCGTTCTGGAAGTTGGACCAGAGGCTGCTTGGGATGGATATCCATCTGCCCTCTCCACGTCCCCAGCCCCCAGTTTCCAACCAACGCCCATTCGACCCGAATTGGCCCGGGGCAGACTGCCACCCGTGAGCACCAATGCTGGCGACGCCCGTCTGCCCGTACCAGTGCTTGGCGTAGACGTAGAGCGACATGTTGTTGATGGTTGCACCCCTCAGGGTGGAGGTCATGTCCGGGAACCCAACAATTGAGTTATAGGTCCAGTTGCCGTATCTACCCTGAGGGAGGGAACCGGACCAGGCCGTATCCGGTGAACCATTCGAGTACGCCCGCCACCAATTCGCTACGAACACGGACCGGTGATTCTGCCGCGGTGCGGGCTGGTTCTTTCCGTTGGCAGCCACTGAATCTGGGAACCTCAGTGTTGCCTTGGGTGCCACGCCGATGTCGGTAAGCCATACGTGCGGTGGCTGCGTCCCATAATCCAGTGTCACACCACCGGCAATGTAGGCGTGCGCCAGTGAAATCGAGAGCTTGTAGGTACCTGACGTATTGGGTGACCACGGTGGGAAATGTGCGCGGTCAGTCTGAATCTGATTCACGAACGCACCTGGAACACGGCTGGCCCAATTCGTCGTGTCCTTCGCCCCGTTTCCCGCGGGGCGAATTGCAACACGAGGCTCACACATAGCCTTAGCCTGATTCGGCATCCACGACCAAATCATCTCGCAGTGATACAGGCGGCCGGCCTCAAGATCGACGGTCAAGGTCGCGATCTCGTCGTCCCCGCGCACCTGGTGTCGCCCTTGTCCCGGCCAGGCCCACGCCGTGCCCCAGGCGACAATTCCGCGCGGGATCACGTCCAGGACCGTCGCCAGGTCTCGGCCCTTCCAGGTGATCTTGTCGGCCACGGAGAGGGACTGCGCGGTCATGAGGCCGTCGCCGGTGATGGTCGCCTTAGCCAGCCCGTCTGTGCCCGTGATCGACAGGAAGTCCTGCCCGCTCGTGCCGAGGGTGACGACCTCGCTCGGCTGGCCGCCGACGGCCTTCAGCACGTGCAGGCCCGTGTGATCCATGATCGCCGCATCCCCAGAGGGGTCGCCGGCGACAATCCGCGTGGAAAGCCGGATGGTGTCAGCCAGCAGTTCCCCGGTGATCCGCGCCTGCCCGGCCTGGAGCATCTGCGTCGTCACCTTGGCGAAGGTCGCCACCTTCGCCCACAGTTCGTCCGAGGCGGTGATCTTGGGGGCGGTGACAGCGCCGTCAGCGAGCTGGACCGCCCCGACGGTGCCGGGGACGAGGACGCGACCAGCGATCAACAGGTAGTCCTGCCACGCCGTCGCGGCGGCCGACCACACCTTGATGCCAGTGGCCTGCTTGTCCGCGTTGGTCGCCACCCATAGGTCGCCGTCGGCGGGCTTGGCCGGGGCAGTCTGAGAGACGGTCACGCGGCCGATCGCGCGCTTCAGCGCGGCCGCCGCCTGCTTGCCCGACGTCGAAGCGGCATCCTTCGCGGCCTTGACCTCCTCGGACAGTTGCTTCTGCGCCGCCTCGATCTCCTTCCGGGCGGCGTCAAGCTCGGCCTTCGTGCCGGCCGCCTCCAGGGCGATCTTCCCCGTCGCGCCCGTCGCACGCGCCTGCCCGCCCTCGGGGAGCGAGGCAGGGCTCACCACCTGGTAGACCTTGCCGTCCCCCGCCTGGAGGCAGACGCACTCCGCGCCGACCGCGGTCACGCCACCGTCGGCCGGGGCGACCACCTCACTCACCGGCTCGTCAGCCGGGAGTTCCACACGGACCAGGCCATCGTCCAGGACCTCCAAGACGCGGCCAGTGGCCCACGTCCCCGCCTGCGAACCGGACCCGTAGGACGCCTGCTGCGACGCCACCGCCGTCCTGGGGGATGGCTTGCGGTCGATCCACAGATTCGGCTTCACCATGCCAGTTCCTCCATGTCTACGCGCATCTGCCCGCCCGGCTTGTCCACCGGCAGGGAGTAGGCGGTCACCTTGCCGACGATGACCTCTCCCGCGTCCGTGTGGACGGCGATCACGTCACCGGCCTCCAGGCGCGGATCCGGGACGATCTCCACCGACCTCTTCGACGCCGCCGCAAGGGCGTTCGCCATGTTCGTGTGAGCCGCCTTGTGGACGGCACCCGCCGAGGCCGCCGCGTTGAACTCTCGCCTGTCGGTGACCCACCCGTAGGTGCTGGGTTCGTAGGGCCAGGAGGATGCGACGGCGGTCCCGGTCCACTTCACGGCCGGCTTCCTGTCGTCCGACTGCTGGGGACTGCCAACGGTCACCCACCGGTTCGGGCGACGCTCCACCGACTTGCGGGGCGCCTCGATGAGGAGGTCCCGGCCCGTGTAGCGGGCCACAGGGCTGCCGGCGTCGGTCTGCGCCCACAGGTGCAGGCAGCCGTCAGCCTTCACCGCGTAGCTCAGGCCCCGGGTGTGACACAGGTCCCGGATCGCCTCAGTCCTGCTGTGCCCCCACTGCGTGGACGTAGGCACCAGAGGATTCGGGGTGCCCGGATCCAGGACCACCGGGAGAGTCCCAGTGAGACGCTGCGCCTCAGACAGGACAGTCGCCCCGCCGCGCGGTGACGACGGCCAGGGCATCGGGTCCTGCTCCAAGAGTTGCATCAGGTCTAGTGCCTCGACCTTCACCTTCCCGGAGGTGTCCTCCTCCCAGGACTGGTGCTGCCACCACCCCAGGTCAACCTCGTCGCGGCCGTCCCGGGTCTCGAGGATGGCGACGACGTGCGACCGCTGCCCGTAGTTGTTGAGCGCCGACGCGGGCGACTCGGGCACCAGGGACGCCGGGCAGGTGTAGGTGAGCTTCCCCGGCACGACACGGTCGGATGCCCAATCGATCTGCACGTCCTCGCACGGGACGTCGAGGGCGATCACCACGCCCCCCAGGTGGACGTCGATGCGTGCGCCGACGGCGACGGGGCCGGCCAGGGCCTCGGTAGACGGGCCGGGCCTCATGGCATCCCCTGCACTCGCTGAGCGACCTCGAGCGCGGACCACGCCTGCCAGCCCGGTTCGTCAGGATGGGCCTCCCCATAGTCCTGCCACTCACCCCACGTGGTAACCGGGACAGCCCCCATCGGGGAGTCCCCCTCCCGGGGCTCGTGAGCCGTCCACTTCACCGTCAGCTCGATCAGATCATCGATGAGGCGCTTCCGGGAGACACTGTTGACGATGACCGTCCGCGGCGGCACCCCCGCCGTCGGGGCGGACGGGATGAGCATGATCGGGGCGTGGGACTGGAGCACCCACCACAGGAAGGGCTCATACTCGGTCGGGCAGGCGATAACACCAGTGCCGGACTCGGGCTCATCCCGGAGCGCCCACCTGGTGACCCCACCGACGCGGGATGTCTTCGCCGACCACTCCACCGGGTCCTCATTGCTGACGTAGATGAGGCCGGGGAAGGAACGTCCATCCTTGCCCGTGACGTAGACGCCGTACCAGTCCCCGACACGGCGGGTGAGGGTCACCTCATCCTCGCCCGCCCGGTAGGTGGTCTCGACGCCGGGCGCGGCCAGGGCGTCAGCCACGAGGTGCTGGCCCTCCCCTAGGCGGGCCAGGACACGGTCACCAGCGGTCACCGTGGCCGGCCCGTCCACGAGGAGGGACGGGAGCCCGGACGTCGCGCCGATCCACCCCTTGAGTGCCATCCTGGCTCCTCTCAGTCGTTGCGTGACGCCTCGACGGCGACCCGCTCAGCCTCGACGCGCATCCGGCCAATGAGCTCGCCGTCCACGTCGCGTACCTCGAGCACCGAGGGCGCGTTCCCGCCCTTGCCGAGGAGGTCGTCGATCTTCGACCACTGGCCGCCCGTGAACACCGGCTCGGGGCGCCCGGTGGCGTTGAGGACCGTCGTCAGCCCCGGCTGCAGCAGGCCGCCGCTGTCGAACTTGTAGAGGCCAGTGCTCGGCGACCCCCAGATGGGGACCTCTCGGACCGGGATCCCGAACGTGGGGGCCTCGACCATCCGGCCACCACCGGAGGCGATGGCGATGTGGTGGGCGGGGTGCCCCCAGAACAACAAGGTCCCGGGCGTGTTGTAGGACCCGCCGGGCGTGGAGCCCGCCTGGTAGCCGGCCGCCGTCAGACGCGGGATCTGGGAGCCCATCTGGTGGGCCGCCCAGTAGACGAGGCCCGAGCAGTCAACGCCGGGCGGGATCGAGGATCCGCCCCACACGTAGGTTGCGCCGATCGCCATCCTGGCCGCGTTCACGATGTCAGAGGCGGCCATCGTGGCCGTCTTGCCCTTGAGCCACTCCCCGAACCCATCAACCCAGCGGCCAGGCAGCGCCCCCGCCATGTCGTGGAAGAACCCCGAGCCGGGCAGGCCGGCCATGACCGCCTTCATCGGGAGGCGGATCAAGTTCTCCACCGCTCCGAGCGGATCCGAGATGATCGATGAGACCGCGTCCGCCGCACTGGAGATCCAGTCTGTGGCCGTATTCCACCCGGACTTTGCGGCTCCCTTGATCTTGTCCCAGATACCACCGTCGGCGAAGGCCGCGAAGCGCGCCCCCGTGTCCCCGCCGGGGATGTGCGCCCCACTCGAGCCGCGAGCTGCGGCGTTCATCCGGTGGACCGCTGCGGGGCCGCCGACGGCCTTCACCCACTCGGGCCTCATGATGGCCTCGCCGCCGGACAGGGCGATAGCACCACCGCCGTCGGGGCTGTAGAAGTGGTAGATGTCCTTGCCGGGGCTGTAGCCTGGCAGCACACCACCGCTGGCGTACCCTGGGATTGCGGAGACATCTGGGAGTCTCAGTGACAGGCCCAGTTTCTCCGCAATGGAGTCGGCCGTCTTCTTAATACCATTCTTGTAAACGGTATTGATGATGAAGTTGATCGGCTTCGCCGCGACCGACTTAACCCCATCCCATACGGTTTGAATACCAGACTTCATATTCTCGAAGGCTTTTTTGATATTCGTCGTGACCGTATCGAAGATCGGCTTGAGCGTGTTCTGGAACCATGTCGCAACCGTGTTGATCGTGGACTTAATGCCATCCCAGACGGTCTTCAAGCCATTCCACAGCGTATCCGCACCGGACTTGATACCGTTCCACACCGTGGAGATGACGGGCTGCACGTAGGTCTGGAACCAGCTGACGACCGTGAGCACGGACGACTTAATGCCGTTCCAGATTGTGATGATGCCGTTCCATAGGAATTGGGCGCCCACCTGGATTCCGGTCCACACTGCGGAAATGACCGGCATGACATAGGCGGTGAAGAAATCCGCGACGGCCTGCACGGCGGCCTTGATCCCGTTCCAGATCGTGACGATCCCATTCCACAGGAACTGGGCCCCGATCTTGATGCCCTCCCACACCGCGGCCAAGGTGGGAGCGACGTAGGCGTTGAACCAGTCCACGGCCACGCCGACGGCAGCCTTGATGCCGTCCCACACCCAGACGATGCCCGCCCACAAGTACTGGGCCCCGGTCTTGATGCCCTCCCAGGCGGCAGCGAGGACAGGCCCAACGTAGGTGACCACCCAGTCCACGACCGTCGAGATCGCAGCCCACCACATCTGGAAGTACAAGACGACCGCCGTAGCCAGGACCCACACGGCAACCTTGATGCCAGTCCACACCCCAGAAAGGACCGGGCCGACGTAGGTGGAGATCCAGTCCACGACCGTCGAGATCGCCGTCATGATCCCGCCCCAGACAGCGCTCACCGCGCCACTCAGGACCGACCACACGCCACTCAGGACACTCACGGCACCCGAGATCAGCGGCACCACATAGGAGGTGAAGAACCCGCTGACGGCGCTCCACACCGTGTTCCAAGTCGAGCTGAGCGCGTTCAGGGTCGCATCCCAGTATGGGGCGATCCAGTCCAGGAACTTCTTGAACTCGGCGGTGATCGCCGCCCATGCTTTCTTGCCCGTCTCCGTCTGGGTGAAAAACCAAGCCAGGGCGGCGACGACGGCGAGGATGGCCGTCACGATGAGGATGTACGGGTTCGCGCTCGAGACCACGTTGAAAGCCGCCTGGGCGTCCTTCGCGGCCTTGACGGCGCTTTCCATGGACTTGAGGCTGGTCACCCATTTCAGGATGCTGCCGGCCTGCTTGATCCCGTCAATCGCCTGCGTCGCCTTATGGAGGGTCCAGAAAGCGCCCGCGGCGGTACCGACGGTGACGGCCAGGGTGGAGAGCATCCCCTTGTGCTCGATGCCCCAGGATGTCGCAGTCAGGAGGGCGTCGCCCACCTTAACGATGGCGTCACGCAGCCCCTCAAGGAACCCGGTCAACGGAGAATCCGGGTCGAGCCCGAAGAGCGGCTTGTCCGTCTCCCCGGTGAAGATGATCTCCACGAGGCCCTGCACCGACGGGATGAGCGTGTCGTTGATCCAGGTGCCGGCCTCGATAGCGGCGTCACGGACGTTGAAGAGGAAGTCCACCAGGGCGGAGTCCTCTTCGAGGCCGAAGAGCGAATCGGGGCCCTGGTAGTCGCCGGAGAACAGGATGCTGGCGACTCCCTGGATTCCGGGGATCAGGGTCCCGGTGATCCAGTCCCCGGCCGCCCGCGCGGACTCCCCGATCTTGAACAGGAAGTCAACGATCCCGGAATCCTCTTCGAGGCCGAAGACCTTGCTAGAGCCGTCGAACTGGCCCTTGGAGAGGATGTCCCAAACACCCTGGATGCCGGGGATGAGGTTGTTCTGGATCCAGTCGAACGCACCCTCGGCCCCCGACGCGACGTTCCCCATGAAGTCCGTCAGGGCAGGCTTGATCTGGTCAACGATACCCATCGCGCCGGACACGAGGGTGGCCTCGAGGTTGCCCCAGGCGCCCTCGATCGTCTGGGTTGACGTCGCCGCCTCCTTGGCGACGTCCGTCATTCCCAGGTCCATCACTGCTGCGTTGAATTCCTCGGCGGTGATCTCGCCCTTCTCCATCGCCTCCCGGAAGTTGCCGGTGTAAGCGCCGGCCTCAAGGAGGGCCTGCTGGAGTTTCCCGGACGCGCCGGGAACAGCGTCGGCGAGCTGGTTGAAGTTCTCAGTGGTGAGTTTCCCCTGGCCGGCGGTCTGGGTGAGCACCATGCCGACCGACTTAAATGTTTCGGCGTTTCCGCCTGCGACGGCGTTGAGGTTACCGGCAGCCTCGGCGAGTTTGTCGTAGCCCTGGACGTTGTTTGACGCGAGTTGGGCGGTGATCGACTGAATATCGGACAGGCCGTAGACCGTCCGGTCCGCGTATTCCTTCGTGGACTTGGTGAGCCGGTCAACGTCGGCCGCACTCTTACCAGCGAAATTCAGGGTGTTCTTGAACTTGTTCGTCGCGTCAGAGGCGTCGATAGCCTGCTTCGCGATGTCTGCGAAGCCTGCGCTGAGGGCGACGGTACTGGCGACGGCGAACGCCCCTGCGGCGATCTTCCCGACCTTGCGGAACGCCCCACCCAGGCCGCTGATGATGCTGTTCTCAGCCCGGCTGGTGTTGACACGGTTGAGCTGCCCCTCAACCTCGCGGGTGAGGTTGGAGCCGGAGATAGCGACCTGGATCCAGGCGGTACCGATGTTGTAGCCAGCCACTCAGGCCCTCCTCTATATGCCGGGAGGCCCCACAGCGGCGTGCTGTGAGGCCTCCCCTCTTGTGGTTATGTGCTGGCCTGTGCGGCCAGTTCTGGGTGCCTGGCGAGCCAGCGGCGGGCCTTGGTGTCCTGCCGCTCCTGCGCCTCGCGGGCCTTCTGCTGCCAGCCGGGTTCGGGCGGCTGCGGCGGCTTTGGCAGGTCGGACTGCTTGGCTCCGACGGCGGAGGCGATGTAGCAGCAGATCTGCCATGCCGCGAGCCGGATCGCCGTCACCTCGTCGGAGAGGGCGACGTCCCCGCCCATGGCCCTACCCAGGGCCGAGCCGGGCGGGAGGCCACGGATGAGGACCAGCAGCCGCCTGGGCGTCAGCTGGCCCCGGTAGAGGTCCAGGAGGTCCACCCCATAGACCCGCAGCAGGTCGGCCTCGATCTCCTCCCCATGCTCCCGCAGGAGCGCGGGGAGGGCGATCAGTTTCCCGCGTTCAGTGCCTCGAACACCTGCTGGAGGAACTCGCCCATGGCGTCGGCGTTGACCTTGCCGTCGGCGTCACGGACGTGGGCCTTCACGTCGTCGTAGGCGTCGCCCAGGACGGCGCGGGTCACGCGCATCATCGCGGCGGGCGAGGCGCTACCGTCCTCCATGGCGGCCAGCGCCTCGATCACTTCCCAGTCGGACTGGAAGGCGGTCGGGTCAACGGTGATGGTCAGGCCATCGACGGTCACCTCAACGACGCCACCCCCGTTGGCCTCGGCCTCCTGGAAGTCCTTCGGCGTCGCGGCCCCGATCTCGCGGGCGCGCTCGGCCGTCTTGCTCGTCTTCTTGCTAGTCATCTGTCGGTCCCTTTCGGTGGTTGGCGGTCCCAGGTTGTGGTGACCCTGCCCCGGCGCAGGGACCGACCATCCGCGCCGGGGCAGGGAGAAAGAGGGCCTTATCAGGCCGGGATCAGCGACTTCGCGTTGGAGTAGATGACGTAGTCGCCCAGCACCGAGAGCTTGTAACTCCAGGCGGTCAGTTCGCCCACCTTGAAGGCCACCTCGCCGCGCTCACCGAGCTCGAGGCGGGGGAAGACGATCCGCATGCGGGTGCGGGCGTCACCGGTGGAGGCGGTGTCGAACACGTCGAGGACACCACTGAGCACGGTCACCGTGCGCTGGGCCTTCGCCGTCAGTTTCGCGACGTCCGTCTTCTGCGGGCCGACACCGATCTGCTCCTGAATCTTCTCCGCCTTCGCGTTCAGGAAGCGGGTCACGATGTCCAACTGCGACTCGAGGAGGGCGGCCTCCAGGCCCGTCTCCGAGGAGTCCATGAACGTGCGAACCACCCCATGGCCCTGGTGCCCTTTAATTTTGGTCACCGAGTCGTCCATCGTCAGCTTGATTCCGTCATCGCTGATCCACCCGCAGTCCTTGAGGCTGGTGGGGACGGCGGTAGTGAGGCCCTGGATCTTGGTGGCGAGGGCGGCGTCGTAGGGGCCAAGGAAGAGCGAGTCATCGTCCGACCCGAAGCCCAAGACATTGTCGGCATTCACTGCCATTGGTGTTCTCCTTACGGTTGGTTCCGTGTGGTGATCTGGTAGGTGGCCGTCGCTCGGGCGGCCGTGATAGTCGGGTCGGGCGACTCAGATGGGGCGTTCCCCGTGACCCTCGTGACCGGCCAGTCATGGCCCGCCACGAGCGCGCTCACGGCGGCGGCACCACGACGGGCCCAGGGGGCTGGCCCGCCCGCGCG